TACACAACTTTTTATAGAAATATTCTGGCGTAGATAAACTCATATATCCGCCTTATCTGGGTATAAATGATCAAAAAGGTTTTGAATTTCTAACTCGCTTGGCTCATTCTCCTCTTTTACTGTTGGATCATTACGCCAAGCAATATTCTCTTTAATAACAGATCTACGGAAAGCGTGGAAGTTTCCCTCACGGCTTAGACTAGGATCATAAACAAATTTAAAAATTTCTCCTCTACTCATTTTTACCCCTCCCTAATAAATGATTTTCAATTAAACCGAATACTAACCCTTTCATTATGCTTTCTTCCCTTCATTAATTAATTTAAGCGTCATATTAGCCATAAAATCCCAATAACCATTACAAATTTTATCTTCTTGCTTTTCAGTTAAATTTTCATTTACTGAACCCATATCTTTAGCAAGTTTAATAATATCGAAATGAGTGTATGGAATATTAATTGCTAAACCGCTCAACCATTCAGACAGGGCTTTTTGTATTCCTACTCTTTCAATTTGAAATTTGTACTCACTAAAAAACCTATTCGATAGGTATTTGATTTTTTCCTTTCTCGATAAATTTTTATCGATCAAAGCATCTTCACAATCTAAAACCTCAAGAATGTAATTCTTATAGTTTTTATGGTACTTAGACCAATGTAATTTTTTCCTCATTTTTCCCCCTTACCTAAAATGTCCCATGTAGACTTTTTATGATCAACGTAGTCGTGTCTGATACTTTCAACATAAATTGGATCAGAGCTGACGAAGACAAACTGTAACTCCTCGTCCTGTCCTTCGATTTTTACGATCACTTTGGTTTCATAACCATTGTATCTTTCATTTTTCTGTACTACAGACTTAATACTTTCAACGCCAATAATTTGTTGGTATTGTTTTAACATTTTTAAACTCTCCTTTAGTTAATAGGTATAAAACCCTTTATACCTATACGCAATTATAACAGTATTTCCCAAAAAATAACAAGTTTACTCAAGATCCGCAAAATAAAAGGCTTTCATGTGACACGCTTCCGCAAAATAGATTTATAATATTCTTTGATGGCTACAGCTGGCAGAAAGAAAATAAAACTTAATACTCCAGAAATCTTGGAGAAAATAACAGATCTTGGATCTCAGGGTTTGACATCGGGCCAAATCGCTAGATCTCTCGGCGTTTCTTGGGACACATTAGACCGCAGAAGAAAGGAATATGCGGAAATTGAGGAAGCTATAAAAAAAGGGGAAGCATTAGGCATTAACAAAGTCACGAACGCACTAATGCAGTCGGCCACGAACGATAAGAACGTCACGGCCCAGATCTTTTACCTCAAGAACAGAGATCCGCAACGCTGGGCGGATCGTCAGGAACACAATTTCAATTTAGATCTGCGTGGGATCTTAGCGGACGCACGGGAACGCACGATTGAAGTTAAACCATCAGAAATAATTGAAGAGATCAAGGACGAACGTAAGAAGAAATGACTTCCCCCTTTTTCATTCCTTCCCTACCTCGTGCGTTCGTCCGCCTTAGATCTAATAATATTTTTTCCTTCATGCCAAAAACACAACATCTTGTGTTCCTGGGGACAGGATCTAACACAACATCTTGTGTTTTTAGTTTTTTAGATCTTAGGATCTTATTGCGTAGGATCTTCTTTTTTTTTGCTGACGTTTTGCTTGTGCGTGATCGTGGGGAAAAAGGATCTTGCAACCCCCCCGCCAAAAAATGCGGGCGGTGCTATGTATGTATAAGTGTTGAACAAAAATTTTTATGAAAATTGACAAAAAAGCATTAGAAGAATCTGTTACAGATACAATTTTGGGAGCGGCATTTAACTTTCCTCTTTCATGGGCTTGTATAGCAATAACATTGGTATTTACACAAGACGCACTAACCATAACTGTAATTCAACTTATGGTTCTAACATTTGCGGCAATTATAAGACGTTATTACACTCGTTTATACTTTAAAAACAAAAGATGAAATACGGAGCAAAACAAGAACAAGCATTAATGAAAGATATATGGTCGCCACACATATCTGATAATCCATACAATTTTGTTAAATATGCTTTTGAATGGGGCAAAAAAGATACCCCCCTTGAAGATTTTGATGGCCCAAGAAAGTGGCAAGAAAAAATTTTGAAAAATATTGCAACACATATTCAAAGAAATAATGTTTTAACAATGCCAGAAATGTATCGTTTGGCCGTAGCGTCTGGTCGTGGGATCGGAAAATCTGCTTTAGTGTCTTGGTTAATATTGTGGTTGCTATCAACAAAGCTTGGCTCAACTATAATTGTTACTGCTAACACAGAGCAACAGTTAAGATCAAGAACATGGGCGGAACTAGGTAAATGGCTAACACTTTCTATAAACTCACATTGGTTTACAAAAACAGCTACCGCAATAAAACCAGCACAATGGTTTGAAAAATCATTGGTAGAAGATTTAAAAATAGATACAGGGTATTACTATGCGCAGTCACAGCTTTGGTCGGAAGAAAATCCAGACGCATTTGCTGGTATTCATTCATCTTATGGTGTCTGCCTGATTATGGACGAAGCTTCTGGTATTCCTTCACCAATATATTCTGTAGCAGAGGGATTCTTTTCAGAGCCAACAAAAAATAGATATTGGTTTACTTTTTCAAATCCAAGAAGAAATAGTGGGCCTTTTTACGATTCCTTTCATGCTAGAAAATCTTTTTGGAATACAGAGCAAATAGATAGTAGAAGTGTTGAGGGAACAGATAAATCTCTTTTTCAAAAAATGTTAGATCAATATGGAGAAGATTCTACAGTAGCTAGGGTTGAAGTTTTAGGAGAGTTTCCAAAATCAGATGATGATACAGTTATACCATTAGATCTTATTAGATCAGCTGTAGATCGTGATGTAGATCTAACGCCTAGTGATCCTATTGTTTGGGGGCTAGATGTTGCAAGGTTTGGTGGTGATAATTCTGCATTGTGCGTCAGACAAGGAAATACTGTATTGAGTATTGAATCTTTTGAATCTATGGATC